GTATCCCAGTCAAAGGTGACAGGCCAACGCTCGGGTTTGGTGATGCGCAGGGCGTGAAGCTCGGGCAAAAGACCGATCCGGTGCGGGCGCTGATCCGGCTGAACTTTCAAGCCGAGGCTTTCCAGCATGCCATGCGCCAGTGCGTTGGAGATGTGCCCATGTACCAGCACGAGTGGGATGCGTACGTCTCACTTGCGTTCAACATCGGGGTTGGCAAAGACGGTGTGGCAGACGGCTTTTGTTACGTCAAGCGCGGGGGCAACTCGACCATCGTGCGGCGGCTTAAGGCCGGGGATTACGCCGGAGCCTGCCAAGGGATTCTGGCATGGAACAAGTTTAACGGGCAACCCTTGCAGGGGCTGACGAACCGCCGACAGTCGGAATACCGACAGTGCATGGGTGTCAAATGATCTACACGCACGTTACGGCTGGCTTGCTCGGGTTCACTGTTGCGGCCCTTGGTGTGTGGCAGGTGCAGGACTGGCGCTACAACGCCCGGATTTCACAAATGCAAGAGGCTCATGCGGTGAGCCTGAAAAACCTGACCGAAGCCGCCCGAGCGCAGGAGCACGCGCTTGGGGAGGCTAAACAAAAAGCAGAGGAGGCCTATGCCGTTCAAAAACGCAAATCAGATGTGGCTGCTCGCAACGCTCGCGCTGAGCTTGATGGGTTGCGCAACGAACTCTACGCTCTCCCAGCCCCCGACAAGATCGGTGAGAGTCCCGCCGCCGCCCCCGTTGCTCATGCAGCCACCGTTGAGCGAAAATTACTCGGAGAGTGTGCGTCAGCTCTTGTTGAAGTGGCGGCTGGAGCTGATGGCTTGGCAGCGCAACTCGTAGGCCTGCAAAACTACGTGATGGCGGCCCGCGAACACCTCGACATCGCCGAAACGCAACTCGTAGGCCTGCATAGCTACGTAAGCAACATCTGTGTAGCGCCAAAGTAAGTTCGGTGCGAAAATGCCGCAAAGCCGAGGTAACCGATGCCACTCAAAAAATTACTGTTCCGCCCGGGGGTGAGCCGCGAAGCCACGCGCTACTTCTCAGAAAATGTCGGCCCTACTGGGGTTAGCGGTGCATATGCGGCCGGGTGGTACGAATGCGACAAGATTCGGTTTCGCTCTGGAACCCCTGAAAAGATCGGCGGGTGGGAGCGCATTTCCTCAAGCTCGTTTTTAGGGGTGTGCCGGTCTCTGTGGAACTGGGTAACTATTGGCGGGGCCAACCTGCTGGGCGTGGGCACCAACCTCAAGTTCTACATTGAAAACGGCGGCTTTTACTACGACATTACGCCACTGAGATCGTCTTCCACCATCAACAACAACCCATTTGTCGCTACGCTCGGCTCCAGCGTCATCACCGTTACAGACACTGCGCACGGCTGCTTTACGGGTGATTTTGTCACCTTCAGCGGGGCTGTGGGTCTTGGCGGCAACGTCACGGCAGGCATTCTGAACGCAGAGTACCAAGTCACCGTGGTGGATGCAAACTCCTACACCATCACCGTTTCGGCCACGGCCAACGCCACTGACGTTTCAGGCTCTCCGGGCGGCGGGGCATCGGTTGTTGCAGCCTATCAGATCAACACCGGGTATGCGTATGCGGTTCCTCTGGTTGGTTGGGGGGCTGGTGGCTGGGGCGCTGGCCCATGGGGTACGGGAATTTCGTCTTTGGAGAGTTTGCGCCTCTGGAGCCAGTTTAACTTTGGCGAAGATTTGGTCTTCGGACCAAGGGGCGGGGCCATTTACTACTGGGATTCTTCAGGTGGAACAGGCACCCGAGCGGTTAACCTAAACACTTTGGGTGGTGCTTCGGATGTGCCGACAATTCAGAACTTTATATTGGTATCGGATGTGAGCCGGTTCGTGCTGGCCTTCGGCTGTAACGATCTTGGAAGTGCCACGCAAAACCCGATGCTCATTCGCTGGTCGGATCAGGAGAACGCAGCCGACTGGACGCCAGCGGCGACTAACCAAGCCGGTGGCCTGCAGTTATCCCGCGGGTCGGAGATTGTCACGGCCATCCAGTCCCGCCAAGAAATTATTGTGTTCACCGACAACGCTGTGTACGCCTTGCAGTATCTCGGACCACCGGCTGTATGGGGCGCAACACTGCTGGGCGACAACACTTCCCTCGTTAGTCAGAACGCAGCCACTGTTGCATCCGGGGTCGCTTACTGGATGGGCGTGGACAAGTTCTACAAGTACGACGGTCGAGTCCAAACCCTGCGCTGCGACCTGCGCCAGCACATCTTTTCCGATTTAAACAAAGATCAGTACGCTCAAGTGTTTGCGGGAACCAACGAAGGTTTCAATGAGGTCTGGTGGTTCTACTGCTCGGAGGGTTCTACTGTGGTGGACAAGTACGCCATCTACAACTATCTCGAAGACATCTGGTACTACGGCAGTATGGGCCGCACTGCATGGCTGGACTCCGGCTTGCGGGACTACCCCATCGCCGCGACATATGTGAACAACATCGTGAACCACGAGTCTGGTGTGGACGACAACTCGACGGCCATGCCCGCGCCAATCGCCGCAACGATCACGTCCGCTGAATTTGATCTAGATGACGGGCACAAGTTCATGTTCCTGTGGCGTGTTCTGCCGGACATTACGTTCCGAGGGTCCGAAGCGGCATCGCCATCGGTTCGCATGTACATGCAGCCCCTAAAGAACGCGGGTTCTGGCTACACTGCGCCCCCGTCTGTTGGTGGTGAAAACAATCGACTCGTCACGCGCACCGCTGTGCTGCCGGTTGAAAAGTTCACCGGCCAGATTTATACGCGGGTGCGGGCGCGTCAGATGTCTGTAAAGGTGGAAAGCACCGACCTTGGTGTGACGTGGCAGCTCGGAGCCCCACGCCTCGACCTCAGACCTGATGGCATGAGGTGACTATGCCAGAGCTCCAGAAAATCCCACCCCCGGCGTTGCCATTCGCCCCGCAGTCATATGGGGCGCAGTTCGTGGACCAGCTCATGAGTGTGCTGCGCCTGTATTTCAACCGCGTCTCGGGGGTAATCAACTTGCTGCTTGGGGTTGATGGCGGGACTGCGATCCAAAACCCTCATGCCCTTTTGATGAGCGATCAAGATCAAACCAGCGCGGGCATCACGTCGGAGAACATTGTCTCGTACAATCAGTCAGTGATCACGCAGGGCGTGGAGGTTCGCAGCGGAAACCAGATTTGGTTTGACGCCGCTGGCCAGTATTTGGTGACGTTCTCACTGCAGGTAACCAACCGCAGCAATGATGAGCAGACGTTTGAGGTGTGGGCCGGTTACGGCGGCGCAAACTATCCTCTTTCCAACGCGCGGTATGACATACCCGCCCGAAAAAGCGCTTCCGTGTGGACGCACATTGTCCCAGCAATTTCCGGCATCTTCACCGTCACCAACCCGGACACGGAATACCTAACAATTAAGTGGTGGGCCAGCAGCGTCGATGTGTTTTTGGAGCACTACGCCGCAAACACGAGCCCCACCAGACCCGAAATTCCGTCAGTAATTTTGACGGTCAACTTTGTATCAAGGCTGCCGTAACCGGCGGGAGATGAGCATGGCAAATCCATGGGACGACGCATATTCCCAGTACGCCAATCAAGCGCGTTCTGGCGACATCACTGCAGACTTTATCCGCAAGACCTACGGCGGTCTTGAGGGCGGTAAGTCCGAAAAAGGCAACTCGTTTGCCGACCGGGTGATCGCCATCCATCAAGAGTTGGAAGACCAGCGCAAGAAGTACAAGGTTCCGATCTCTGGCGGTCAGATTGGAAAGGCGGATGCGGTTTGGGATACCGCCTTTCGATTGGCGGAGACTGGTACGGATTCGCTCTACGACCTTGGCCAGCGGCAAGTGGAGCGCACGCAAGAAGGGTACAACGGGCCTGAAGCCTACATGGACATTGAGCTGTACCACAAGCCCACTGGCGCAGCAGTCACCATGCCCAACCATGGATTCAAAAACGAATACCAACTGCAGTTCACGCCGGACGGCACGCCAGTGGCCTACTCCACACCGAAGCAAAGCGGCTGGGTGGAGTTTCGCGAGAGCACCTTGCGGCCCATGGTCAACTTTGCAGCTCCGTTTATTCCCGGCGTAGGCCCGTACATTGCTGCGGCCAACGCTGCATATGCTGCATCCAAAGGTGACTGGGAGAAGGCCCTGCTGTCAGGGCTGAGCGCTGCAGTTCCTCTGGCTGGGAAGTTTGGGGCTAGCGCTGAGACTGTTGGTACGCTCAACAACGTCCGGCAGGCGGCGAATGTGCTGAAGGCTCTGGAAAGCAAGGATTTGTTGGGCGCGGCCATGAGCGGCGCAAACCTTGCAGGGGTCACCGAGTTGGGCGGATTTAGCATAAAGGACATAAACCAAGCGGTTGGCATGGTTAAGGCGCTTGAAAGCGAAGACCCAACGGCCATCATTCGGGCGGGCATGGGGTATCTGCCAAAGGGCGGCTTCGACGGACCGAAGAGCTCTGACATGATCACGGGGTATTTTGAGCCGGGCGGCGAGGGCTACATCAACCCGCCCACCTATGCCCCGGATACTAAAGGGTTCTTTGACGAGATCACTGGCCACTTCATGCCGGATGAAAGCGGTGCCCTGCGTTTTGGTGACCTGACCAACGAGACCTCAGGGACTAACATTGGCTCCATGGACGACTACCAGTACAACCCAGACGCTGGCAACTGGACTCTGCCCGACGGCACGGTGATCGACACCAGCTACATGCAGAACAGCAGGACGCCATTGACCGGCCAGCAGGTTCTGAACAACGCTGGCGCAGGAGGCCCCAAAACCCCGGGCAAGCCATCAACACCACAGAAGCCGGGCACTCCAACCAAGCCCGGCGCTGGCATGGACATCAACCAACTTATGTCCCTGCTCGGCGGTGGGCAGCAAGCCGCACCCACAGTTGTGTCATCTGGTCAGGATAACTTTGCAGACGTACAATTGATGGAAGATATTTTTGGAACCGACCTGTCTGCGCCTCCGGCGGGTGATCCTGTTACACGAGCCCGCGAACTTGCGCGGCTTTTAAGGAGCTGAGATGGGATTGCAATACAACTCGCAGACAGGCGAACTTGAAGAAGTGGCCGACGACGAAATCGACAGATCAAACTACGACTTTGGATACGGCACTCAAACCCTAACCCTGTCCGATGCCGAGGTTGAAGCAGAGCTTGAGCGGTTCCGCGAAGAGTACAAAGACGAAATCCCGAACATGGAGGGTTTCGAGAAAAAGATTGGCGCGGCGAACATCAAGTCGGTCACCGATTTTTTGAGCAAGTACGGCAAAAAAGCACTGGATTTGTTTAAGGACAAAGAAGGAAAGCTCGACTGGACCAAGCTGCTTTCTATGGCGGGCGGTGCCTATGCCGCCTCGCGTCCAAGCGGCTCTACGCCCACCGGCTACCAAGGCAAAATCCCCAAACTGACGGCCACAAGCAACATGCTGACGGCGCCCCCCGTGGGGCGTCGCCCCGGCTCGGGCGGCATCAACTACGGCGGCGGGGTGACGTACCGTGATCCTGCGGGCAACGTCATCTCATCCAACGAGAAGACCCTGGAAGAGCTTCGCCAAGCTGCCATCAACAACCCATTCAACCGTGGTGCCACATACGAGGGTCAGCAGGGTGGTCTTGGCCAGTCTGATTTGGTCGCGCTGCTGAACCAGTTGAACCCTTCCGGCGGAACAGGTACGTCCGGCGGCACTGGTGGATCTGGTGGTGGAGCCGGTGGTACTGGCGTGACCGTTGGCGGCGGCATCCCCGGCAGAGGCGCGGACACCCGACCCACCGTGAGCGCGGGCACCGTGAAGCAAGGGTACTCCCGGAACTACAAGCCGCAAGAGATTCAAGCCATCCGCGCAGGTTTCTTGGAAAACCGCGACAACCCTCAAAAAATGATGGATTTGATGACGCAGTACGGCGTGTCGGTGAACGACATTGCTACCGCTATGGGTGGAGACGTTCAGGGATATCAAAATATCTTCCTGCAGGCGGGCGCTGACCCGTCTTTTGGCGGCATGGCAAGCTACCAGCCTACAGCCAACGACACGGCATATATTGACTACATGCTGACCCAACCGAACCCATTGGGGCAGGGGACCTTGGCTGACGTGTATAAAAATCAAGGCATTAATCCTTACACCGATCCTCGAGTGATCGCGCAGGCCAGACAGCAGAATCAACGCTACGAAAACCGAAATGACCTGTATGGCGGCACGCTTAGCGTAGATCAAGGGGCTCCATGGCAGAACCCAAATTGGTTGGCCAATCAAAATGCTGCGGCTGCGGCCACTGCCCAACGCCAGCAAGCGCAAGCCGCTCAAGATGCGGCGTCTGGGGTATCGGTGGGTGGAGGCATTGCGGGATCAGCTCCACCGCCTAATGTGAACGACTGGGCGCAGACGCAAGAGGGGCAAGCCGCAGGCGGGATCAACAGCGTCTACAACAGCATTAACCAGTTCTTGGCCACAAACCCGGACCAAGCAGCGTTGCAAAGCGCCATGCAGCAGTATGGCGTGGATCAGGCAACTCTTGATGCTGCCAAGGCCTATGGTGGTGGCTTTGCCGCAGGTGGTCTTGCGCCAGAAGGTTTTGTCATCCCCGCTGATGTGGTGAGCCACTTGGGCAACGGCAGCTCCGAGGCGGGTCTGAAGCTGCTGGTCGCAAACCTTGGCGCTGAGCCCATCAAGGGCGAAGGCGATGGCATGAGTGACTCCATCCCCACAACCATTGGCGGCAAGCAAGAGGCTCGTGTGGCCAACGACGAAGCGTTCATCTCCCCCGAGATGGTCAAGCGCATCGGTGGCGGTGACGCCAAAAAAGGTGCCAAGAAGCTGTACGCCATGATGGACCGTGTTCGTGAAGAGCGCACCGGCACAAAAGAGCAGGGCAAGCAGATTGACCCCAACAAATTTATGCCGGGAGGCTCTGTGCAGAAATACCAAACCGGCGGCACAACCGTGCCCAAAACCACCTTTGCTGGGGCTACGGGCGTAGAGTCCAGCTTGTCCAACTGGGGCGGTGATTACGTCACCAACATGCTCGGCCAAGGTGCTGCTTTGGCCAACAAGCCATACGAGGCGTACACGGGCCCCCTGACCGCTGGTGCATCGGGACTGCAGAACCAAGCATTTACACAAGCTGCCGGGTTGAAGACTCCCGCCTCCATCGGGCAAGCTGCGACAACTGCCGGTGGTATTGCCTCTCTGGCTCCCGGCGCAGGAAAGTACACGCCAGTTGGCATCGACTTCGGTGCGGCCCAAGCTCAGCAGTACATGAACCCATATGTGCAGTCTGCGCTCGAGCCCGCGCTGGAAGAGGCTCGTAGACAAGCTGACATCTCTCGCGTAGCTGACGCTGGCCGACTTACCCAAGCTGGTGCCTATGGCGGCAGCCGTCAGGCCATCATGGAGTCCGAGGGTCGTCGCAACCTGATGGACAAGCAAAACCAGATGCTGACTTCGGGCTACTCAACTGCGTTCGATAAGGCCCAGCAGCAGTTCAACGCCGACCAAGCTCGAAAAATCCAAGAGCAGCAGTTCGGCACAACGTCAGGTTTGCAGGGTCTGCAGACTGGCATCCAAGGGGCTCAGGCTCAAGGCCAACTTGGAGCTCTGGAATCCCAGACCGGCCTCGCGGGGCTCAACGCACTGACTTCGTTGGGTAGCGTGCAGCGTGGCATTGAGTCCGAGGGCATCGCCGCTGACAAGGCGCAGTTCGAGGAGGCTCGCCTGAACCCCTACAAGATGGTGCAGTTCCAGCAGTCGCTGCTCTCGGGCTTGCCATTGGCGGCGCAGTCGTACAACATCCCGGGCCAGAGCAACCTGCAGCAGTTTGCTGGCGGGGCCACGACAATACAGCAGCTTTTGGACATCCTGAGCGGCAAGACCACCGCCACCACGAAGTAAGGACAGATCATGCAGCAACCCAGCGCCAACGGCATCGCCTCCCTGTTCCGTGGGAACCCAGCACCGCTCCAGCAGCGCATCCAGCAAGAGCAGCAGGGCAAGCCCGGGCTGCCCCCGGACCTGCAAAAGCTCTTGGCTTTGAACATCGTCACGAACGAGAAAGACGCCGTGGCCAAGCAACAGGCCATGGACCAGCTCGCCCAGATGCAAGGCCCACAAGGCAAGCCCCCCACCGTCATGGATTCCGTGCGTGAGCAGGCTCGCCAGAAGATGCAGGCTCAAACTCTACAGGCGCAGCAGCAACAGCAAGCCATGCAGGCCATGGCTCAACAAGCTGGTCCCGGCCCTGTGCCAGAAGGGACGCAATTTGCCCAAGCGCAACCCAGCGCCCAAGGCATTGACGAGCTGCCCGTGGAGTTTGGCCTCGCTGGCGGCGGCATCGTTGCATTTCAAAAGGGCGGTGAGGGCGAATACGAGACGCCGTACGACCGGATGAACCGGAAAAACCGTGAGGAAGCGGAGAGCAAGAAGAAAGACTCCGACAAGCCGTTGGACGCACAGGCTGCAGCAGACCGAGCCGCTCTTGCCAGTTTGCTGGAAACCCTGCGCGGCGGTAGTGAGTCGGCTGGCCGCGCTATTGCGGACGTTGCAACCATGATCCCAAGGGGGTTGGCCGGTGCGTATGACACTGCGGTCGTTCGCCCCATGCGTGCGGCGGGTTTGAACGCTGCCTACTTGTCTCCAAAGCTGACGCCAGAAGGGGCTAACCCGGAAAGCATGACTCCGTTTTCGGATGTGAAGCTTGCCCGAGAGGCGAAGAAAGAAGCCGCCACCCCTCAAATGACAAGACCGCAACCAACCGAGCAGACATATGTTCGCAAAGCTGGGCCAATGCCCGCAGAAAAGCCAATTGGAGACCTGAAAGCGCTGGCCGAAGCTGATGCAAGAAAGAAGCAGGCTGCACGTCCGCCCGCACCTGTTGCACAAGCACCAGCGCCTGTCGCTCCTGCGCCGACTGCAAGCATTGCGCCACCTCAGTCAGAAGCAGATCGCATTCTGAACGAGCGATTGATGCAGGACCCTACGGTCGCCGCCGCAAACAAAGAGATGATGTACCAGTCTCGCGTCGGTGCACCGGACACCACGCAGCGTGACGCCATGATCAAGCAGTTGCAGGAAGAACGTGCCCGTCAGGTCGGCCCACAGGACTCGTTTGGCCAGCTCATGGAGTACCTTGGCCAGATCGCTGCCACACCTCGCGGTATGTCCTCGTTCGAGGCTGGCGCTGCCGGT